TTAACCCTGCCTGCGGCTGCCGGTTGATTTCACGAAAGGCGGCGGCGGATAGCCGATCAGGCAGTATTGATCGAGCGCGAATAGAACCACCGATTCGAGCCCCTGCGACTGTGCAATATCAATTTCCTTCATCCAGCAGCTTCGGATGTCACTAATTCCTACCAGGTGGCTGCGTTTGGGAGACGGAAAGCCTTTTGCCGCGCTGACGTTCATGGACTTGGTGCAGTCGTTAAGATCCATATTGCCGGTAAAGCCGAAGCTTTCGGTCTTCAGGCAATCCAAATTTGCCGGCGTCCAGTCGTCTGTTGGATAGTTAATGACCAGAGTGAGAGGAAAGTCATTTACGTCATTGGGATACAGCACTTCATATCGGCAGTTTGAATATTGAGCTTTGAGCGTCGTTCGAATGGCGGCGGTATAGGCGCCGATCAGCGTGGGCAGGAAGGCAGCTTCGTTGGGGTAGGCGGCGGGATCTACGGTGTTGCCGGGGATGATGCCAATTTCAACACCATACTTGGCTTGAAATTGCTGCTTAGTATAGGCGTCATAGAATGTCATCCCGCCACCTTGTGCGGGGTAATCCTTTTGGAAATACCACCACTGCACTTCGCCGGATTGCAGATAAGGTGTAAGTCCGGCGGAGTTTTGTATTTTCGCCATATCCAAATAAACCTGCTTCCAATAGGTGAGCGCTGTGGGAGAGAAATTTGTTTGAACAGCGGGAGTATTGAGCGTGACCGGCGTGCCGTCCGGATAACGTTGTGCGATGCCGGCGCTGAGAGCAGGTTCACCGTTGCCCAATTCTGTACTGAAAGAAGCGACGGCATCCAGGCCATATCCTTTCAACGCCGTAAAGTAGGCCAGGTGCCAATCGCGCGCAGCGCGATTGATACGCGGGATGCAGTTAAGATCTGTTTTCCAAAACTGGGCGCTGTTGATCACGAGCGCATTGTTGATTTGCGATGGCGTGGCGTTCGGGTCGTTAGGCGCAACGTCTAAATCGTAAGGCGTACCATCTATTCCTCCGCTCAGCACGTTTACGCTTGGCTCAATGGTAAAGCCTTGGCTGGTAGGATCCAGTTGGACTGTGATATTGTTTCCAGCCACACCCATGTAGCGCGCCGTGATGGTGAGTTGGTCGCCAGTGGCGCTAGCCCAAACTAGATTTGTCCCTAAGTTGATCAGCCCGACCAGCGCTTGTGCAACGTTTGCGACCATGTCGTCAAGCAGCACGAAATAACTTATTAGAGTCCTAGCCGGGGAAGGATCGCTGACATCTGGAGCCGGTGTGATCGCCAGCACAATGGTCGGGCTGGCGCCGGAAACTAAAGGTAACGGACTTGGCGAATTTAGCGTGAATGTGGTTGAAGCATATTGCGTGCCTGTTCTGGTCAATTCATAGAACCACAATGCCCCCACGTAGTGATTCACGCGTCCGAAAAAACCGAGTTTCTGAATGAGCCACGCGGTTCGTTCCGCCGGTAGTGACTGCGAGTGATAAGTATCCCAATCGGTTGCAAGTGCCAATTGCGTTTGTGACGGGAAGTCGGGCAGATTCGTGGATGGATAGGCGATTTCGAGGAAATCGAAATAAAGAGTTTCACCAGAGGCTCCACTATGGGTCAACGTGACCGAATGCGATCCGGCCGCAAAAGTTCCCAGCGGCTCGCGGATCAGTACGTCTTCACCAGGGAGCGTCAAATTCACCTGATGAGATAAGCTCTGTCCATCCACCGAAATATTGACCAGAGGCGCACCACCGAAGCGCCGCAACCCGAGGAATAGTTGATGTGAGGCTGCTTCGCGGTAAGTGATGGTACAGGAGTCGCTGAAATTTGCGGTGAGGTGAATGCGGCTGCCGGAATAGTTGCCCGCCACGACAGACCATGAGCCGCTATAGACCGCGGACGAATCCGTGTCTTCAATGCGGCGGCTGCCGAGCCCAGCTACCGAATAAATCCGGTTGTTGCCAGTGACTGTCCAGTTAGAGATGACACTGGAATATTCGATTTGCTGAAACGAACCCGGCTGCAAGTCAGCAGCCCAGGTCCAGCGCAGTTTGCGAACATTCTGCGTGGGGACATGAACGAATACTCTGTAGCCCTCGGCGTCAAGTGGCGCACCATCGATATAGCCCATAAGGTTGCTGAAGTCCAATGTGACGCGATATTTTGATGGAAATTGCCCCCCGCCGAATACAGCAAAAGCATCCTGCCAGATGGGCTCACCACTGGTGCAAAATCCGTAGACAGTGATTCGGTTTCCGTTAGCGCCTTGAAGTTGAGGATAGAGACCGCCGGACTTCCAAGTGATGATCACCGTCGCGCTATCGGCTGGACTGTATGCGGTGAAATCAGAATCCACGATAGCAGCAGCGAGCTTCGGGGCAACCGTCACCGGCGTATCTCCGGGCAGCACGGTGGCATAGTAATGCCTATCAAGAAACGCCAGACCGACTCGATTCACGCCATCAACCGCGGCCGGTATTCCGACCAGCGTCATGGTGGCGAAGGCGGGCACATACGTTCCTTCGATAGGTGTGGCTACCGAATTGGGCGGATTGAATGGTTTAGAATATGGCTGGACTATTAGTTCGACGTGGTAAAGCGTCTCATTTCCCTGTTCATCATCCGCCCAAATTCGCAAGTTATCCCAATCCACCACGGGATCTAGGTTCGATTCAAACGGAACACAGTTCGTCCGTTCTTCCTCATAGGTTAGCGTCAGACCGCTTAAATCACCGTCGGGGAGATTGCGCAAGGCTGGGTGTTCGAAGACATTGTCGCGGTTCCATTCGACAACGGCCCAATCAAACTGTTGACGCCATTTTCCGGAAACCGTAAAGCCACTGCTGCTGGCGTTGCTCATGGCCGCGATGGCAGACGGCATGAAGAAATAGCATTGCAAGTCCCGGTCGGGACTGAGTTTGAAAATCTGTTCCGGCATGGGATTAGAAGCGGATGGTGACCGTTAAGTCTCGTCCGGGACTGGGTGAAGCGGCTGCGGGCGTAAGAGGATTCAAGGTGATGTCCATGGTCAACGTTGCGCCCTCCTGGAGCGGAGGCAGTTGGATATCCGTGCTGGAATCGAAACCTAAAACGACAACTGTAGAGATAAGATTTCCCGATGGGATGAGCAAGGACTGATAAAGCGACCCATTCTGATTGATTGTGATCGCAATATCAAATCCGCCGGCCGCTTCGTTCAAGGTGGCGCGAATATCGCGCACGGCATGTTTCGCCTCGACGATTAAAGGCGGCGCTGCATTTTGTTGCGTGGCAAGGTAGCCGTTGACTTGTAGAGAAAATTGGCCGCCGGAAAGAGTTCTCAATACGTCGTTCGGATCACCCGAAACCACCGTGTAGCAATTCGTAGCAGCCTGGCCGTTGCCAAAACTGTTGGTCACGTAAAACTGCGCTGCCGCAACACGCACATCAGGCAGGCTGAACGTATGCAGGAAATTTATAGAGGCTTGGTTTTCGAAAAAGTCGTTGGCGAAGGGCACCACTATCGTCGCGCGATCGAGAGGAAGCACTTCTGCGGTTTTGTTGTGAGCCGCGGGTTGTGAACCTAGATCATGGCGTACCACGGTATAGGTATTCGAACTTGCGTCTGCCGTCAGAATGGTCATCAATTCGTTATCAATTTGAATCACCCGGTTAGGTGAAAGCGCCTGCTTGTCGTCGGGGGTCGCAACCACCTGCACTTGCACCGTGTCGGTAGAGGCATCCATACTTGCGGCCAAGACAAAGGGACCGGGATAGTTCAGCTCGTTCCAATAAATTACCTGCAAAGTACCACTGGTCACTGATGCAATATCGGGAGGTTCCGGAAATCCGATCGGCGATGCAAACCCAATCTCAAAGAGGTTCAGAACTCCGCCGCCCGGAGCGGAAAGCTGGAAGCTAGGTTGAGCGGGAACGTCAGTATCCGCCAGGACGCCACCCAGAATTTGTTGCGTGATAGGGCATAAATCGGGGCTGCCCTCCTGATTATTGACGTTGGCTCCGCGACCCGAAATCTGAATGACTGCGCCGGGTTGGTAAGCAATTTGGAACTCCGCCGGGCTTATGGCGGACACCGCTGCAAAGGTCCAGGAAGCTTGCGCGATGACGAAAACGCTCGAAGCGTTAGGCATGATGGACCACGCCGGCGTCACCGTTAATGTCGTCGGATTATTGCTTGAAATAGAGCGCTCCTGGCCTCGTCCTGGGCCGTCCATAATGCGCACCACCTTTCCGGCATAATTGACGCCAGAAGCTCCCAGGTCCTCAATCTCAATAGTGGTTCCCGAAAAAATCGCGGCCGTAAAAGGACCGGCGTATTGGTAACGATAATAGAAATTAGCGTGATCAAAGCTGGCGTCAGGCGGACCGATGGGTTGCGGCGCGAAAGAGCCGTCATCTTTAAAACATGTCTTGATCGAAGGCTCCGACGCGATGCGATAGAGCAATTGCGGGGTTGTGCCGCGATACACATTAAACGACACTGCCGATGCGGGAAAACTGAGGCCCTGGATCACAACCTTATTTGTGTTCGTTCCCGAAGGGATAGAAGCAGATACGGTAAAAGAGAGAGGACCTTCCCCGCCAACTGCATCCACGGCGCTGACTGCGTAATAATAAACGGTTCCGGCGGCCAGCGTTCCACCGGTATTCGAATACCCGGGAGACAAACTGAGTAACGGCACGCCGTGAGAATTGGCCGAGGGTTTCGCCGGCACCGTGAAACCGACGCTAACGGTATCTATGGCTGTTCCATCGCTTAGCGCTTGGAGCGTCTCTTTTACGTCAAAATCGAAGAACCCATTTTCGTCAGTCGGAGTGCTATTCCCAATCAGCGGCAACGGGGTTTGAGTCTGTGAACCCGGCTGCCTGCCTGCCCCAGCGATTACGGCCGGATTATCGCTGTACCAAGCATCATCATGAATTTGCGCCAAAACGGTGACTAACTCGTAATTCAGTGATGGCGACAGTTTTACAACGCGGAACGGCACGCGGTTGTAATTCGTTTTTGAATAAGTGAGAGCAATGATATCGCCAGGCCGTACTTTCAAGGCGCGGAAGCTGGTCTGAAATTGGACATACTCATTCCCTTTGATGGATTTATCCAGTTGGCGCAGCAAAAGCCGGTTAGCCTGGCTAAGGTTGGGAATTCCTAGAGCGGTGGATTGGCTACTATTTTCGTATCCAATTAATCCGACATCATCGGAATCAACGACCGACAGGCTATCCTGCTGGTACTCATTCATCTCATCCTGAAACTCCACGCTTAAACGGTTCGCCGTCTGAGCAACGCTGTTGGAAGTAAAGCGTAGAGTGGATGTTCCGTTGGCGTTGCGGACAATGCCGGAAAATGTGGAATCGTCGCTAAATTCGTAGACCGGATAACCGCCGCCGGAGAGAGGCGAGCCGGGAAGACTGTTTCCGCCATCCGGGTAATTGGACTGTTGACCGGCAACCGTGGTCTCCGGCATTAGCTCCAAAAGCCCGGAAGAGCCGTAACGAAGCATCAGGCTTGAGCCGACGCGGATGCCGCGCACCACAGTCGCGGCGCTCTGCCGTTTAGTCACGATCAGATTGCACTTATAGCGGGGGACCTGAATAGGAAGGCCGTTCAGATCCAGAGTCTGAATCACATAGTCGCAGAACGCCGCTGCATTCGCGAAGGTCGTTAGATCCAACTCCGCAGTCACCCAGCCGCAACGGCGCAGAATATCAAGAATGATCCAGGCGGGGTTATCACTATAGGCGGACGGCCCGGTTAGATTGCCTGACGTATCGTAGGTATCCACTTGCACACCGCGCATCAAAACTTCAACGTCCGCAACGGAGCGGCCGCTGCTGATCCGGTTTGGCACGACGACGGACAGGGAAGCCAGGCTTCCATGCGGATCGCCCAGAGGCTGTTGGCCGGAAGCGGAGAAATCGAAGTTAAAGGCGCCGTCCCGGTCCCCGGTGCTGACTAATGAATACCAGCCGGTGGCTGTCATATCCTGACCGGAAACAGCCAATGGAATCTCCACGTTGTTGACAACAACCTTGAGTATGCCGTCAATCACGCCCATGCCGAGCAGCGTCTCCATATGCGTCAGGTTTCCGTCGTTGCGCGCGAAGATGACGGGACTTTTCAGCCAGCCGGTCCCATACATCAGCGGCACCGGGTCGTTATAACTAGCGGCGTTATCGATCAGCGGAGAAACATGCGTGGTTTTATCGCCGGCGGTGCGGACTAAGATCGCCGATGGGACAAATTCCATTCCGCCGAAGCGCATGGGGACATTAATGGCCTTGCCGTTTGAATCCGTAGGGACGTTGCCGTTTGCATCTAACCCGAACATGCCGCGTTGCACGCAAGATGTTCTGGATTTGTCGCAAGTGGTAAATGGCTGGGTTCCGTTTAAATTTCCAGGTCCGCCCGCATTGGGTGAATAGCCGCAGCGATAAAAACGCGAGAAACGGCCGTACGCGCCGCCATTGAGCGCTTCGGCTTGCTGCTCGCTATTCGCGGGGAAATTCCAAGGGCACGAGCGCTGGATGCGAACTTCCGGCAGGGGAATCCGTTGCAGCGTGAGCTTGTTGGTGAACGTGAGGCTGAGAAGTTCTTCGGTAATCTCATCGGGATCGCCCGCAATACCGCGGAAAAGGACCGTGCTTTCCGTGGTAATGGTCCCGCTGGCAAGGTCGGCGAAAGCAAAGTAGACGGTGAGTTGAGAACCCTTAAAGCCAATTTCCGTGTTCCACTCCGTCATTGCGCCGTCCGCATTGGCCAGCGTAAGCGAGATTTGCGAAATGCCGTCCATGGCGTCGTCCGCCGATAGCGCCAGGTCGAACAAGTTGTGCTTCAGCACGCGCGGCGCATAAACGGCGCCATTGAAGGCAATACCGTGAGTGCACCAATATTCCACGTCGCCGGATGGCAGAGCGCATTGAAAGAATAACAACGGCGTGCCGGATACGGATTGGTTTTTTATTTCGTTGATGGATGCCATTGTTATCCCTGTAAGGCGGCCTCAATGGTGAAGGAAACGGAATACAAATTCGGAGCTTCGGCCACAATCGGCAACTCTTCGATCGCCCAATGCGCGTTGGAGTAAACGCCGCCGATGTTAGTGGTGGAACGGTAGCGGGAGGGCGCCAATTGCGCTTCCAATTGCGGCCCGTAGAGCGAGACTTGCTGACCGGGCATCAGGCCGATGGCAACAGTCAATTGCGTGCCTCCGTCGTTTAAATGCCCGCTGGAGACAAGGCGAGTCCACTCTGGACCAATGCTGTACGTGATTGTTTCTCCCGGCAGCGTCCCAACACGCGTCAACGCGACAGATGAGGGCGCTTCGCTCCGGGCATAGACGGAAAAGCAATATTGATAATTCGCGGGTACCGTCAAGGTTTGCGCAATCTCTTGCGTGATTTGAGACGTGTTAGCGGCCGTGAACGCGCCGGACCCTCCAAATGGGTCCGCTGCTCCCGGTTGCAACGTGATCAACCCTGCTGCCGGCTGCCAAGGCGCGCGTGTAAAGTCCACGCTTTCGACCAGCATGTTATCTGTCGGGTCAATAAACGTAAAGGGCTGCACTGGACCCTGGCACGAATCAAAGAACTCTTGCAGCGCGGACACATCAGCAAAGGATAGATCCGAGTATGAAAATTGCCACTGCCGCCGGCCGGCGCCCGGATCTGGAGCAGCGTAGAAACTGCCATCCGCCATAACATTCTGAATGGTGCGTATGAGGCGGCTTTTGCCAATAGGATATTGCGCGGACGCGCCGCTGCTTAATTGAGGAAAGAAAAGTTCAGGCATCTGCTGGACTCCCTGCCGTTTCAAGCACCCAAAACGATGTGGAGCCAATATCGACTGATAGGTAATTCGTTATGAATGTAGGTGACCCCAATACGCAATTGGGAACGGATGACTGGCTAATGGGATCAGGAAACGTAAACGTCTGGTATTCGCCGCCCTGCTCTTCAAAAAAGGCTTCAAGCGCAGCGATTTCGGTTTCGTTCAAGAGACTCAGCTTGATTTGCCAACTACGCAGCCGGATGCCGCGCGCCGCGAAGCGCTGATCTGAGCCGTCCACAAACTGGATCACGTGCGCCTGACGCCCCACGACAAGCGGAGTTGGATACTGCACGACGGCGCCGGAACTAAGTAAAGGGAAGTTAGCCATCAGATCTCCGCAATCACGTCATTCAAAGAACTGGAATTCAGAAGCGCCTGTTTTACGGCCTGAGCAATCTGCGTGCTCTGATATTGATAAGTTGAGGTAGTTTGCTGACCTCCCGAGGTGTTCGTCGTACCGGAATTGGAAACACTCACACGCGAACCGGCGGACGGCGCTGAGGAACGGCTTCCCGAGCCGATATAAGAAATCAGATCCTGTGCAGCCGGCTCTTGAAATTGAACCAAGGGCGGCAACGCGCTTTTCCCTCCCCCGAACAAACTGACGAATCCGGAAATGATGGAACCCAATCCGAATAGTCCGCTGAGACCGCCGCCGAGCGCGCTCGCGATTCCACCGGACGCGGTTTGCTTCAACAGGCCCGTCAAGACGCTGCCGGCGGAAGAAGTAGTAGTCCCCGCGCTCGACGGCTTGCCAAATGCAAGCGCAGTGCCAAGCGGCTTAGCGCCAAGAGAGAGCGATCTAGTTGCACCGCTCAGACTGGAGATCTTGGGCAATGCCGTAGATGAGCCGCTGTCCGATTGCACAAGCTTTCTCGAAATCTTCGCGCTACTGGGTAGTAAAGGATTCTTAGACGTTGCCATTTTGAGTTTCCGTTCGCCATTCTTGCTCTAACATCAAGAGCGCATCCGCGCTCTTTGCTTCCATTGCCCAGGCGTCTCCACCTAGTTGCTTCCACAATCGAAATTGCTGCAACCAGTGCAGGCTTTGCGCAGTAATGATGGACTTAGGGCACTGCCGGGAAACCACCTTTCCCCTGGCCCAAACCAGCCTTCGAGTCTTCGGCTCCTGTTCTTTGGGCGCAACCCATGCACAATTCCGAAGCTTCACCAAACCGCTAGACCGGCAAGTATCGCATTTCCACGCGGCTGGTTGAGAAAACTGGAAATGGAATGCGATTAGGAGTTTTTTCGTTCGTCTTCCGATAGCTCAATTTCCTGGCGGATAGCCGAAATGATTTCGCCCGTGAGATTTTCCGGCCCTTTCTGAATCAAAAGAGCGGCAGTGGCCGGCTCCCCGTCAATGGCTAGTCCTTGTATCTCCGCAAGTCCCCATTCGATATATAATTTCCGGACCAGTAAGTCAGACATTGCGGCTTCGAGCTGATCGGACGTATCTCCCGCATTGAGAAATTCGTAGCGAAGCGTCAATTCGCGGAGCTGTTTGGTTAGTTCCAAGCGGTGCGCCAGAGAAATTCGTTTTATCGCGAAGCTTACTGCCGGCACAGTCTGGCTTTGACGCCACGACAGGCTGGAATGCCCGGAAGCCTTACGCAAAAGCGACATAAATTTCATCATTCGAAACCCCCTGCCCCAAATTATTTTTGAACTCCCACATCAGCCTGGTCTCCGAATCGTTATACAGCGGTATTTCCGGCACTACATTCGGCACAAAGATTCCCATCATTTGCCCTTGCTGCTGGCCAAGCTGCAGCATGGCGGGAATTGGATTCCGCGATTTTGCAGCGGCGTATAATCCCCTGGTCTGCGCGTCATCTTGCGCGAAGAGCGTAAAGGTGGACACTACTTCTCTTCGCCCCGGTGCAATCGCCCTAGGGTAAGAGGAACCGAACTCTTGATCCCGAACGTCGATGTTATTTTTAACCGCAATATTTGCCGCGGTCAAAGTAAAAAACTGGTTCGCTGGGCTACCAAGCCAAACCTGCCCCAGTTGTCCGGGGACGATTGAATAATCAAAAGCCGCTAAAGCCGGCTCATGCGGAAAGGTGCTTAGACTGCTTGAATCGAGCAGGTCGGCCGCTGGGCCGCCAAACAGAAGTTCGTGATAGTTGCCATTCACGACAATCTCAAAAGCATCCATCGCCGCTCCCGTCAGCATGCGGCTCACAGCGCTTCCAGCCGGATCCCAATAGTCGTAGAGGGTCACGCTGGGGAGCACGGTCGAAAGTTGATAAGTAATCGCCGGAGTAAGTGGAGCATTGGCCGCTACCGCCGCCGCGAAGGGAGCGTTGATGACCACGGCCTGTGGATTTATGATTGCCGTTACGAAACGTATATCGGCGCCGCTCGCAATGGCCATTCCCACCGAAAGTTCGTGCAGGCTTGTTGTAGTCACCTGCGTACCGCTGATGACCGAGGCAACAATAAGAGGTTGGGCGGTTTGCGGCGGGGCTCCGAGCGCGGCTTGCACCAACGGGCCGTAGCTTGGCTGTCCGGTCCCGGTCCAGGACGTGAGATAAGTCGTGAGGCTAAACGCCGTTTTGCGGCGCGCGTTGGGTGAAGAACCTAAATACGTACGGGTGCCGGTCTTGTCCAACCGCTTGCCAATCTGGAGCGTCTGGTGCGCCTCGATCCGCACTGCTGGAAAGCGATTCGCCGACGTAACGCCGGCAGCCGTTCCATAACTGGCTTCCAAAGCGGCGTAGAAGCGATTTTCGTTCGAATTAATATAGCTCATACATTTCCTAAGAAAATCCGTCTAGGAGAGGCTTACATCCAGATTGCAAGTTAATTTGGCTAGTTCGGTATAACCGAAGCCGCCCGCTTTCGGTGGTTGCAGTTGAACGTCATAAATGCCTGAAAAAGAGAACCCGTCGCCCCAGTCGCCAATATTTGCGCGCAAGATGGAGGTCAATCCCTCGACATAAAAGTGAATCCACTGGTCCGCGTCGCCAATCAAATTGCCGCTGGCCCAGATTTCCGCCACTACGGCGATGGATCCGGAAAACGAACGAAACTTCTCGCGCTGCGCATTCTTGACCTGGCTGCTATAAAGACAGACGCGCGGATAACTGAGAAGAATTTCTTTATCGGCAATGTCGTTGCTAGCTGAATTCAAAACCACCTGGCTCGATGGGAGCGCCGGCACCACCATGCCGGCCCGCGCGGCCATAAGGCTGATCGCCGACGTTAAAGCATCGTTACTAGTAAGTAAGTTTAGAAGTTTTTGAGCTGCAAGCAGTGTAAGTGGAAGCATGCTACCCTCGCTGAATCTGTTTCGACATTCTGATATAGAAATCCGGACTCTGTCCCAGATTCTGAGTGGTTGTTAACCCGGAGTCGTTATTGACTCCATCCGTAGGCAAGCTCCAGTTGGAACCAATTGCTATCGGGGCCATATTTTGCAAGGTGAGTCCAGTAGACGTGGAGCTTATATAAACGTTCCAGCCAATCGCCGATGGCGGCGTCCGCGACGGGCCCTCCTCCATTGCTACCGCGACCGCCGAGTTCGCAGGCAACACCATTCCATTGACTGGGCTCGGAGCGCTTTCATTCCCCACCTCGTCTGTCCAAGCAGTTTGAACAAACAAAGCCTGAGCCGGTAGAACGCCAGGGGCCACGCTCACCAGCGGTAACGCCGGTTGAGGCAGCGGCTTATAAACGATGCCGACGCCGGAAAACATAGTCGAGTCGGCGGCCGCGCCAGACATCTGGCGATATTCGGACCATTTCCCCTGGAATCGCGCATTGAGCTGGATGTTATACGCTTCGGCGAAAAAATACGACAAGGACTCTAAACAGAGCCAGCGCCGCAACGGAGGAGTAACCACAACAGTGGAGAGGCCCAACCGCCTCCGGTTTATCCATTGCGGATCTGATATGCCCAGATTGAGTAACCACAGCATCAACTTATTCCCAATTGCGCTCGTCGCCAGGCCGATTTTGGTATTTACGTCGATGCCGTGGGACGACGCTATCTGCACCAGCGTGGTCTCATACTGCAGCAGGTCGTCCAGACTAATGATGTTTGTGTCGGTGAAGAGCGCCATGGGAGTCTACTTTCTTGATGCCGGCGGTACGCTTGTCTTTTGCTCCGGCTCGGAAACCGGAACAGGATTAAAATTCGGATCGGTGATGATGGCCACCTGCAGCCGCCGCGACAAATCCGCTTTCTCGGCCGCTTTCTTCGTGGCCGCCTGCCGCTCGAAATAGGCATGCCGTTGTTGTTCATCGGCCAGTACAGCGCGGCCTTCCACGAACATCTTGGCGGCAAGCTCGCGAGAAACTTCGCTGACCACGCCGGATTTTCCGCCTTCGGGCGTCTCCAGGCTGACTATAAGCGGAAACGGTTCGGCTAAACTTGCCTCCGTCTCACGAATCTTTTTGAAATATTGCCTTAAATCCACGTGCGTCTCCTCCAAAAATGAAAGGCGCCGCGCGAAGGCGGCTCCTTTTCAATACGATTGCTAATTAGCTGTTGACTTGCACCGCAAAGTTGTTGCGTAAAACACCACAGCCGTACAGTACGTCTACCGTAAACTGCTGAGCCAAGGTGTTCGGTTGATAGCTCATCACGATGCGGATACCAAAGTTCCCCATCTCGGCATACTCGGCCACCGCGCCAGTACCGGGAAGCGGTTGCGGCAGACGGCGCACGACCAAACCGATAGCATCGCGGCTAAAGGCGAGGTTGTGCGTGTTCAGCGTGGTAGTGCCCGTGGTCTTGACATACTGTGAACGGAAGATAAAGAAGTCTTTCATCTTTCCGACGTTGCCTTCCACAAGAGCTTTCAAGCCAGCCTCACCGGCTGAATAATATTCGCTGAAGCGCGGAATCTGGCGAATCTGTGAATATGTGTTGGAATCGACCACCAAATACTTAGGAGCGCTGGGGGGCACCTGCGCCGCGAACAAAGCCGTTTCAGCGGAATCGATAATAGCTTCTGTCACAGCAGTGCCTGCCGTGCCTAGCGGCGCATTTGCCGTGAAGAAACTATACAGATTCATCAAATCGCTTTCCACCTTGGCCGCAATAGCAACCACGGCGGGTTGCATGTAAGCCTTCAGCAGGTCGGGATAGGCCAGCGCCTTGGTTACGTCCGGTATCTGGAACGTGGCTTCCGCGTGCGTGTTCAGAACGATCTGCGCGTTCCCTAAGCTCGGATTCTGCGGCTGGACACTGCCGCCTTCGGCAATGTTATTTGCTACCAGCACCGGAGGAATCGGCACGTTTACCGTGTCGCCGGCATTCGCCAGCACCGGTTCATAATCGCGATTCACCAGATTGCCCATGACGAGATTTCCCGTCAGAGCAGGCAGTGCATCGGCAGCCACCAGCTTTACAATCGCATTCGCCAAATTGGCTGAAGTAATAATTGACATAAGTTCTCCTTAAAAAGTTTTTCCCGGCACTTACAATCGCCGGCACGCTCAAACCCGGCCGCTAGATTCCCCGCATAGCCTGAGCCGCCAGCCTGGCAATTTCCTGGCGTACTCGTTCGTGATCTTCCTTGCTCATTCCCGGTTTGATCTTGTCCAGTTCAATACCGCCCTGTCCGCCTTGCGAACTACTTTTGACAGGTGAGTGGGCGCCGCTTCCGCCCGCAATCCTGGCCGGAAGCAACTCCGGGTTCTCCTGCACGAAGGCGTTAAGATATTCCTGCAACGACTTCGCTTCCGGTCCCCTGGCCTGCAACCGGCCATCCTCGCTGCGCACAATCTCGTCTTTCACTGCCCGGAACGCGAGATCGACTTTGGAAATGCCGAGCCGCTGCAGCTCGCTGCGAATCTGGGAGCTCCGGTCGGCTTCTTCCGCCATCGCGCGGGATTTCCGGTTCTCTTCCACCAGCACATTCAAGCGCCCTTCCAAACTCTCGCGGCGCTTGCGCTCCTCTAACAATTCCGCCTTGTAGGCCGGCTCGGATTTCTGCTGCTCAGCTTGCACAAACTCGTGGATTGCCTGCCTGACAATCTCCCGCACATCCGATGCGGTTCCAGTTTTTGAGTCATTTTCAATTGGCATTTGCTCTGACATTCGTTTCCTCTGGTGAAATGGATACTTAGTTGGTGACTTGAGCCTCAATCTCATGCGCAATGCGGTCTTTGGTTTCCTGCCGGGCATCGCTCAAATACTTCAGTGCGAGCCGTTGAAAAATTTCCCGTTTCAGCGTCGGAGAATTAATACCCAAGTTCAAAAGGTTGGCGGCCTGCTGTAACTCCGTGCCGAAGTCGGTGATATCCACCTCATCCATCCCGGTCACGGAAATCTGAACGCCATCCTGGCGAGCGTCGCTAATGGAGGACAGCACCTTCTTGATGCAGTCTTTTACAGCGCCCCCGTAAGCGCGCAACACTTCCTGCGTAATCGTAAAATCGAGTTGCTTGGCCAGCGCGGATTGGCCGTGGCCGCCAGCCGCTTCGCCCGACGCCTGCGATAAATAACAGACACGGTAAATTTCTTCCTTCAACGTTTCGAGGTTGGCGGCGGCAATCTGATAAACCTTGCCGTCCGGCTCAGTCCAACCAAATCGGTCCGTGGGTCCAAGTTGGATGTAATAACTCTCGCCCACGATCTGATTCCACTCGCGGTCGGAGTAGACCACCGGCATCGCGAACAGCCCCATCGTAATCGCCCATCCGAGCGCGTTGGACTTATTGAAGTGTTCTAACTGAAGCTGCGCGGCCTTATTCGTTAACCAAAGGCCTTCGCTGACCTGCAACGTAAATAACGGTACTCTTGCCTGCTGCGTGAGCGCGTGCGGACCTTGCGCGATCAGATCAATGGAACCCGGTTCATTGCGGCCTTCTCCGGGCCGGCTCTCAATTCTGCGATAAGTTCGATATTGCGTTTTGTCGTAGTAGTACCAAAACGTCTCGCTTACCGTTTCCGGCGAATCGACGCTAGGCTGCCGCTGCACCTTGGTCCGGAGCACCACCCATTCATAGGCGCCGCGCTCGTCGCAACTCCAATTGACCAGATCCTCCGCTTCGAAGCGGACCAGAAAGGCTCGCGAAATGCCGCTTAGGTCTTCTTCAGCGCGGTTCAAAGCGGTATTGGAAGCGCGCGGAAAATCAATCAGAATGTGGCTGCGGCCGGTGACCAGCATATCGATAAAGCAGCGCCGGAAAAAGCCCGAAAGCCTTGTCCCTCTCAGGTCACAATCGTCCGCCAGCTCGCCCAGGAACACTTGGCCGGATTCAAGACCGCCCTCGAACTGCAAACTCGGCTCGCGCCGGAATACCGTGGAGGCATACCAATCGACAATGGAGCCAATGTAGTTTTCATAAAACACCCGGTGCAAACGCTCGCTATACACATCCAGCGGTTCCTTCTGGCGGCGCAGCAGGTAATCGACGGCGTGCAGCTTGAATTGATGGCCGCCGGCGTATAGATCTCTATACGTCCGCCACATCCAGCTCTGCCGTTTGAATTCGGGATGTTCTAAATCGATTTGAATCATCTTTTTTTCCTGAGCATTGAGCGTCAAAATAACCGCTGAGCCATTTCTCCCGCTTTCGTCTTTTCTCCAAAAAGCTGCCAAATTACATACCCCAGCGCATCCGAAGCATGGGTTCTGCGCGGATCACGAAGCTTGTCAATCACTCCGGTGTCCGGTTTAAACAGCGTTTCTTCGAAATCCTGAATCAATTCCTTGCAGCGCGAATCCACCTCCATCCGCACTTCACCCAACGCGTTCGTGAACAGCGCATTTACTTTCCGCACCCGGCTCAACACCGCTGGGTTGCTGGCCGGAACCTGAATTTTCACGTTGCGGAAACCCGCGCGATAGAGATAATTTCGAATCGTCTGGTAATCGCTAATGCCGGTAGTCCGCATCGCATTGCCGCTGGCATCGCCGTAAATTTCAAGGCCTCCGGCGAGTCCTTTGTATCTGTTTTCAAATTCCATGCAAGCTTCCTCAGTGGTCGCCCGCTCCAGCACGATTTCGTCAATCACCAAAAGCTTTTCTCCGTGGCGCTGCAAGAGCACCGAACTCATGGGCGCCACGTTAAAATCCAATCCCCACAGCAGCGGCTTGCGCGGATCATACAGGTGTTTCGCAACGTGAACCCCTGCGTTAAAGCAGTGATAAACGCGGTCCGCCCGGCTATTAACGTATTCGCCCAGCGCCTCTTGCCGGTAGAACTTTGGATCGTAGCTACTCTCCAAACGCTCGTAATAATCGGGCGTCTGGTCCAGCAAAAACCGGTTCTCAAATGGTTTCGCCCGGACGCATCCATAGCCGGCCACCGGCTGCTGAATGAAGCGCTTAAAAATCCAGTCATGACCTTGCGGCGTCCAAACTGCAAAGCCGCTCAGCCGCGACGCTTTCGGATCTCGCAGCCGCGCTTCTAAGCGCAGCCAGGCGTCTTCGCTCGCATACGAAAGCTCATCAATGCCGAACCACGCCAGATTGGTGCCGCGCAGTCTTTCCGGCTCATCCAGCGAGCGCAGCAGAATCACACTGCCCACTGGTTGGACAATCAACTCACCATCAGTCTTCTTCCATTCGAATTCGACGTCATGCCTTTCGAGCATCCGCAACAACGTGACGAGTGAAGCGTCACGTAACATGGCAAATGTCGGGGCAGCCAAAACGCCGTGGCGGCCAGCATTGATAAAACTCAGACACAGCGCTTCAAAGCACAACGCCGCGCTTTTACCCGAACCAACCGGCCCGGAGAAACCTTTAAAGCGCTGCTCCAGCGAATGAAATTCAACCTGCGAAGGCAGCGGCTCATGCGTCCAGCAGCAATCTTCGTCATCGCGTCGCTGCGCTGCTGAATCCAAGCTCATCCGCAGACGATCTTGTTACGCTGGCAAGCGGCGAACGGTCAAAAAAAGCGCTAAGCTGCTGATTACAATCAGGAATATTTTATTTGGAGATCTGTTATGGGCAGGAGGAGCCAGGCGGAAAGCCGGCTTTAGGAGAGATGTTCGTCAATTAATTTTGAAGCAATGTCTTGCGCGCTGGGGCGGTACTCGCCGCTCAAATAAAGGCGGCGCAGTTCGGCTACGCGCTCTGCCGAATGCTTACTGACCGGCGTGTTGACGGCAGCTGCCGCCGCGTTCAGCGTCTCGGCGAACTCGTCGGCAATGGGATCGTTCTCTTCCAT